CATATTCGTTCCGTTTACAATAACCTGTCCCGCCTTGATGTCGCCGGCAGTCCCGCCGCTTGTTGCGGTTATATTGCGCGGATAAGGCGGGTTTGTGATGCCGCTTGTTACCACATCAGCCGCCGCAGTTATGCCACCGGCAAATTCAACCGCCGCCGCTTCGCCCGTTGCCACAGCCGCAGTGTCCCAGTTCCCGCCCGCCGCGCAGGTGAACGCCGAAACATCAATGGTCGCGCCTTCCGGTCCGACTGTTGCCAAAGTCTGCACCGCTGTTTGAATGCTTGATGCAGTGTTATTGTTCGCCGTGGTTTTCGCCAGTGCGATGTTGATAGTGTATGTCGCATCGGTCTTTGTCACAGCGAGCGTGTCATTTCCTGCCGTAGTCAAAAGGATTTTTAATACATTGGCAGTCGCGCCAAGTGCCACTGGTGCGGTTGTAGTCAGTTTGTCGGTTACTGCCGAAGCCGCTTTGACAACGCAGGTTGCCGAGTTCTGCGGGTGTGTGTTCAAATACGCCGCGTGTACCGCTGTGGTGGATGCCGCAACAGCCTGTGCCGCGTCAAGTTCAATATGCGCTACTCTTGACTCTGCCGCCGTTACACCGTAACAGTCGGTAGACAACGCGCCCGGAAATCTTGAGTTTCCCATAGTTGTTACCTCCTTGTTATTTCGGTTACATTAACCGGCAGTCAGAACATTCGCGCCCTTGACAACAGCCGTTGCGTCTTTGATGTCGCAGTCAAACAGTGCCACGCCGCGATAATCGACACGATTATAAGCAAAGCCGCTTTCGGTGGATATTGCAAGCTCAATGCCTTTTTGCAGATTGGCAAGCATAAGAGATTTGTAATCGCCAAAGAAGATGTCGCCCGCATTGACTTGGTCGTCCCACATGACCGGGAAGCCGAGCAGATACCATGTGCCACCGTTCTGCTCCAAAATCCTGTATTTGCTGTCGTCCTGAACCGGGAAAATAGAATTCCAAAATGTGGAAGCGTTCATCAGCCATTTGGCGTTCTGCTGATAGCCGCCACCGAGTAATCCAACCTGCTCAACCAGTTCTGCCGGAAGCGGAGCCGCGCCAGCCCATTGAACCGCAGTTGAAGTGTCAGTCCATGTGCGGGCGTAGTCAATGCCTTTTGGCATAGACGAGCCAGTGCCAAGAATCAGGTAGTAATTGATTTTCCGCGCCACTTTCTTTGTGATTTGAGATACCACAAAAGATTCAAACGCGTCAACGGTCATTGCGCGAACGGTTGCGGAAAGAGAAACGAATTTGATGATTTCATAGCCGCCGAGCGTGATGCTTGTCACGGTGTCAGCCGCAGAACTCAACAGGCTGTTTTCGGTGTGAATTGCCGCATTTGCGTTTGCGTTTTCGATTGCCATTGTGAAGCCGCCCGGCACATTGACGAGTTCAATTTCGGACAGTAACGGTGCTTCCTGTGTCAGCTTTTCAACGATGCGATTCGCCGTGATAGTCGGCATTGCGCCGGCAACCTGCGATAAGATGATTTCGCCTTCGCGTTTCTCGATATCGGTCAGATTGCCCTGCAAGTTCCGCAGGAAAAGGGTTCTGTATTCCGGTGATTCGATTCCATAGGTTTTAACTTCTTCCATTTTTCTGTCCTCCGTTTTTTCAAGTATTTTTGTGTTCTGCTGTGTTCCCGCCGTGATGTTCAAAGCGGTCTGTTTGCGGGTTTCAAGCTCTTCCAGTTCCTGTTTGCGCTCGATTAGTGCGGTCTTTTCGGTTGTTGCCGCTTCTATTGTTGCAACATCTGTGGCTTCCCTGACCTCTACATCAAGCGCGGCAAGTCTTTCATTGACTTGTTCAAGGTTCATTTCTTCAAGATTCACTTTGTTTTCCTCCCATATAAAAATATTTCGCCTTTGCCAGTTCCAGCGCCGCCCGTGCCTCTGCCCGTTCCTTTTCAGCCTCCGCCTCGAAGAATGACCGCGCCATAATTGATGTACTATCATAAGCGGGTATTGAAACAGCCGCGACATCGTATAGCCGCTTAATGCCGTTTATACTCCGCAGATGGTTTTTCTGCTCATAGGTTTCGTCTGATACGGTAAACGCAAAAGACATTTTCTGAATATACCCGCCTTTGATTTCCTCGTACAGTTCACGCCCCGCTGCCGTTCCACTTAAATCGGCGCGGATAAACAAGCCTTTTTGGTCTACTAAAAGCGTGAGTGTGCCGTTCTTTGTCCTTGCAACAGGCTTGCCCTCGTGGTCAAAGTTCATAATCACATCGGACATTTGCGCCGATTGAAACGCATTGCGGGAGATAACCTCTTTGTATTGGATTCCGTCAATCTCATACATTACTTCGGGCGTGTCGAATGTTGCCGCGTAGCCCTCAACAAAGTTTTCGCCTTCGCCTGCGCGGATTTCAAACGGTCTGTATAGTCTGTCATTCGTTATCATTTTCGTCCTCCTTATCGTCAACGCTTTTTGCGGTCTGCGTGGTCGGTGCGGTGTCAAGTCTGCGGATTGGCATATTGCCCCCGTCTATCGGCGCAAGGTTCAGACACATTCGCCATTCGTTTGGTGTCATAGCGCCACGGTCAACCATTGCGACAAGCGCCAATTTGTCTTTCATGCTCATATATGCCATGCGGTTTGATTCAAATATAACCTCAAAATTGCGGGATTTCTGCGCCCGTGTCGGTATTTTATTGGATAGTTCAAGGCTTAACGCCAACAGCCATGTTTCAATTTTAGCCTCGTAGAATGCTTCTCGCTCGTCCGCTGTCGCTTTGCACATAATCAAATCATCGGACACGCCGTAGTATCTATGAATGTTTTTGCGTAAATCCTCAACGGTTTTATAATTCGCCAAGTGCGGTGTTAGATTAACTTCTTTAAAATCTGTCGTAGAGTCAAGCGCGGCAAACCCGCTTGTATTTGATGCTGATAAAAAGTTTGTTTCAAAATCGTTTTTGAATTTTTGCAGGTCATCGTCTTTTAACATCGCCTTTGACGATTTCAAATACCCGCGGAAGTTTGCTGTTGATTTTATCGCGTTTGCCGTGCCCTCGTTGGTCGTTGTCAACAGGTCAAGGCTTGTCAAAATAGCATCGTTTGTATCTGCGAATATATCGGAAGTGTTATAATCTTTCCGTAAAACCGCTAAATCTTCCCACGATAGCGTTGTGATTGCGCCGGAATTAAATCGGAATGTTATATAAAGTTGACCGCCGACATCGACTGCTTCGTGCTGCGCGTGCGGCATCGGGTACAGACCCGCAAAGTTTCCGAGTTCGTCCCGCATTATATAAATAAAAACCATGTTGTTTATTTCATACAAAGTTCGTGCTTTTTGTAAAAACTCTTTGCCGTTCATGTAAACATTCGGGCGATTCTGAATAATCTGTTCAATCTTTCTGTCAGATGCAACCTTTTCACCGCCGATGTAGCTGAACACTTTAACATTCGCCTTGCTCGTCTGCTCCGATAGGAACCGAATGTCAGCGCGACACACCTCGTCGGCGTATATATCCGTACCAAACGATGAAAAATAGCTTGTGTATTTGCCTAACTCTTTCCAAGTAGAAGTCACATATCTCTTAATCCCGCCGAACATTGACAAAATCGCGTTTCTAAATTTCAACTTATCGCCCCCAATTATCGCACATAACTCAGATAATCCGCTTCGTGATTTTTGTAACCAACCATCGCATTTATTAATGACACCGTTCCGTCTATTCTTTTGCTTGCTGATGTTTTAACAGGTTGAATTGAGTTAATCCCGTCTTTGTTTAATGTTTTTACTCCAGTGTTCAAAAGGCACCATCTCAATATAGGATTATTGTCATAAACTATTCTGTGCTCTTCCAGTAGTCCCCCAAGTTCTTTCATAGGATACGAAAAAGTGTACGGCCCCTGCCGAATCTTCTCCATCGGAAAACCTAACATTTCCATTTCTTCCCGCCAGTACCCTGACAACGCGGCATCGTAGCACACCCAAAGCGGATTGATTTTTTCCTTTTCGAGCCGGTCAACAAACCATTGCGTTACTGCGTGGAAGTCAACCGTTGCGCCCTCGCATAAAGTCAGCCAGCCTTGTTCTGCCCATTGGATATATGGCGCTTCTTTTTTGTTTGTATTTTCTATGCTGTCAACCCGTGACTTCGGTAGGAAATAGTGTTGAAGCACATAGAAGTTATCGTCTTTTGGTCTGCGAATCAACAGGCTTGCACAGGTTAAATCGGTTGTGCTTGACAAATCACACCCGCCTATTGCATAGGTGTCGTACAAATAACCCGGTTCAATCGGCGTTTCATTGACACAACTTTCATAAGGTAGCCAGTTTGTAGCCGAGTTTTCTGGGATGTTGAAGTCTTTTGTTAGCAGTGTCGGCAAGAATGAAGCGTCCCGCTTTGCCTTTTCAACATTCTCCGCTAATGTTTCAAATGATTTTATTGTACCCAGCCCCGGATTAGCTTTCGCCCAGCACTTTGAATCCGTCCACTCTTCCCGATTGTCAAGCTCGTATATTAAAGACAGCATCCTGTAATCTTCGAATCCTTGCTCCCAAGTCGCCACGGATGAAGCATAATTGTAAATCTCATCAAAGAACAGTTCCCGCACAAATCCGTTTGTACTTATCAGCCAAGCGATTGGTTGCTCCCTTGCCTGTTGCGATTGCTTCATAACATCATAAATCTTGCGTGTTCGTGCCTCGTGGAACTCGTCAAGGCTAAAGAATGAAGCGTTCAACCCGTCCATTGTTTTGGAATCTGCCGCCAACGCCTTGATAGTCGAGAACGAATAAGGGCAATATATATCTGACTGCCGTTTCTTCGTGATGCTTTTCAGGTGACTGGACTGGTCGCGCATATTGCAGACTTCGTTAAATATTAATTTGCTCTGGTCTAATTTATTAGCCGTGCAATACACTTCTGCCCCACCCTCGCCGTCTGCAATCAGCATATACAATTCGACTGCTGCCGTTTCGGTTGACTTCGCACATTTCCGTCCACGGATGTCAACAACCTCGCGGAATCGCCTGTTGCCGGTTTCCTTTTCTCTCCAACCAAAGACTAACTGGAACTTT